CGGCACAATCATTTCAACAATCTCTTTTCTATAAAACTCCGTGCCTCCTCCGCGATACACGTGCAGACCTAGCCCGTGGAAATGCATTTGCATGGCGTTCTCTATTATGCGCGACTTTTTATGCGGCACTCGTATGACGAGCACAAACACCCCCCGCTCTATCTCGTTGGTTGCATAGGTAGAATCGCGGTCTGGCACCACGTCGGCGACACCCAGTTTAACTGCATCATATGGGTCATACGAGGGGTGGTGCCTTACATAAATATAGGAATCGGCGCTCGCATTTGCATTTCGGATGGGTGTATTTCGTTTACTCATTGTAGTATGTAATGTGTGTGTTTATTTGTGTGAATACGTTGGCGCGACACACTTTATTCAATTTTATTTATTCATTTTATTTATGCATTTTTATTTGTATGCAATATGTATTATGGCACGCACACGTAAACAACGACGCACCCAAAAAAACAGGCGACCACGCCGTTGCTCCAAAACACTTTGCAAGCGCAAGCGCGTTCTACAAAAGGGAGGATGAGCCCCACCCAGTCCATAGAGTGACTCCGATTCTTATCCATCTATCCATCTATCCATCTATCTTTGTGCCTGGAATGACGCATTCGCGAAATGCAATGTTGAAGTAAGCACGTGTCCATATACAGATGTATAAACAAGTTAAAAACAATCCAACATTATATTTTATTATATTGTTCGATGGCTACCCTTCACAAGTATTGTTTAGAATATGTTTGGCTAGATGCGTTTGGCAATGCGCGCTCCAAAATTAAAATCATTTCCAAGCACGAGCTCTTGAATACCGACACCAACACGTTGGCCACCACGTTTATCAATTTGTCCGCGTATGCCTCGGAAAACTCGTCCTTGTTGTGGGACCCACTGCAACGGCTTGATTCCGGGTATGAACTAGGGAACGTAGCCCTCCATAACATCCCCATTTGGAACTTTGACGGGTCCTCCACCGGTCAAGCCACCGGCAAAGATTCCGATATCATTCTTCGCCCCGTTCGTATATATAACAATCCCCTGTTTATCAACACCTCTCAATTGACCCACTTGCTTATCCTGTGCGAATGCTACGAAAAAACATATCAACCTCACCCCACCAATCATCGCTTCATTACGCGCGAGCTACAATCTCGTCACGTGGAGGAAGAATGCCTCTTCGGGATGGAGCAAGAATACGTGCTGTTTGAACGCACCCACGGGTTACCCTACAAATGGTGCGAACACAATGAGCCTGGGATAGGAGGGCAAGGTCCCTATTATTGCTCCGCAGGCGGGGACCGCGCGTTTGGACGGAATATTACGAATGAACATTTGCTCGCCTGCTTGCAAGCCGGTGTGGAGATTTGTGGCACCAATGCCGAAGTAATGGCCTCGCAATGGGAGTTCCAAGTGGGCGCAACCGACCCTGTCAAGGTATGCGATGACCTAGTTGTCGCGCGCTATTTGCTGTGCCGAATTACCGAAAAATATAACTGCTGCGTTTCATTCCATCCCAAGCCATATTTAGGCGATTGGAATGGGTCGGGGTGCCATACCAATTTTTCCACGTGGGCGATGCGCAGAAAAGGCGGGTTCGAACACATTATGAGCGCATGCAAGCAGCTACAAGCCAAACATAATGAGCATATTGAGGTCTATGGGGAGCACAACTCGCTTCGCCTGACTGGTGCGCACGAAACCAGCCCCATTACCGAGTTCACTTGGGGGGTAGGCAACCGAGGTTGCTCCGTTCGCATCCCATTACACGTGTTCCACCAACAGCGCGGATATTTGGAGGACAGGCGCCCTGCCAGCAACTGCAACCCATACCAGGTAGTGAATGCCATTGTGTCTACTGTTTGCGGAAATGTGTGTATGTAATATAACAAATGAGGTGTGTGTGTGCGTGTAATATAATTATAATTTAAATACAAATATAATTATGTATATATGGGCGATGTTCATTTTATAACCTATGGGGATGATAAGTTTACAGCAGCCAAGCAACGCCTCACTGGACAAGCAGCGAGCCTAGGTATATTTAAATCCATTACCGCATATGGTCAGAGTGATATGGATTTTTATTTTGTGATTACACATTTCAACACATTAATAGAAAAGCGTGGAGGAGGGTATTGGTTATGGAAAATATATTTTATTATGAAAAAGCTTTCCGAGATAAATGATAACGATTATCTCATATATTGCGACGCAGGGTGTAACATTAACCCAAATGGTAAAATGCGTCTTATCGAATACTTAATGATGGTTACTAACTCGCATTATGGAATAATGACATTCCAAATGGGACAACCAGAAGAACAGTACACCAGTCAGCAGATTTTTAAGGCGTGCGGTGTTCCACCAGATTCCCCCATTCGTAAATCTGGACAAATCGGAACCACTATTTTAGTTATGAGAAAATGCAATCACATATTGAGTTTATTTGTTAAATGCATAGAAATTATTGATAATGACCAAAAACTCATCACGGACTATTATAATGACACAGACCGAATCCCCGAGTTCATAGACAACCGACACGACCAAAGTATCTTAAGTGTTCTCTTCAAAATCTACGGTAGCGTGATTGTTCCTGAGGAATCGTGGTATCCGGATTTTAACTGTCCGCAAGCGCAGACCATTCCCTTTTTAGCGACACGACAGCGCCACAGTTAGGTGTTGGGCTGGGATTGTGTAAAAAATTGATTCCCAATTATCAAGCAATCAAACGCATTCAATATTAAGACTACCCCCTTGTACATAGAATGGCGCCCCCCACGAACCAAACCCAAACCCAACCGACCCCATCATACGCGTATGCCATCTTTACCAGCAATGCCAGAGCCATTCGCGGTGGAGGATGGAATGACTTATCCGGATTTGCGTATACTTTGGACCAAGCGAAAGCCTATTGCGACTCTGCCATTGAGGATGGCGCGGACTGGGCGCACGCGGTTTGCCTACAAACATTTGCGATTCACGTGGACTGTCGCACGCACGATATAAACAAACACTTTACTCACTATGCAGACGACGAAGACTACTGATGGGTTGGTCGGTTGTAGTTAGTAAATATTGTAATAAACTTAAACCCACCACGGTAATACACTCTAATAATAACCCATACATGGAAAATAATAATAATAATCAATCGGTAAATCCCCGTCCGGAGGTTGTCAACATCAGTGGGCAAAAGTTTGTTAAGACCAGCGATACCAGCCTAATCAATCTACAACACATACGATGGGTTAAAAAAATAGATAGATGTTTAGAGATTTGTAACAAAATGGATGGATGCACGGCAGGACGAGATACGCATCCAGTTTGCCAATATAATAACCCAGAGGTGTATGCATGGTTAAACAAGTATTTCCTGTAACTCTGCGTAACCAATACACTATACAAAGAATACACCCAACAAACATAATAAACGCAATAAAATTGATTTTTTTATTGCATTTTATCTTGCAAATCATAAATAATAAAACTATACTGTTATTGTAATACAACGTAAATGAACAGTCCCTATGTCTATGAAGAGGAAGACCCCAACGCATATAATTCATCCAATACCTCCGATGAGGTCCGATTGATTAACTTTAACGTGCTGATGGACGCAAAGCACAGTATCAGCATGGATATCCCCAATATGCTTTCTCAGCCTTACTCTTTCCATAGTCCCTCCTTGTGTTCCGAATATGATTTTGAGCCTCGCACGCGAAGCATTCTCGTTGTTCGCAGAGACACCAGTGTCAACCCCTATTATATTCAAGAATTGCGCCAAAAAATAATTCAGATTGCGGTCCTCATCATTTTTGCAGTGCCGTTCCCCATTTGCGATTTACACTTTGCCTATGCCGATAACACGTGCGTTAATGACCAGATACGGGTGAACCACGTTACCTACCCGTTTGATGCAAAAACCTACTTGTTGATATGCGGTTACATTGTAATCGTCGCCTTTGCACTAAAAATGTTTGTCACCTTGTCCGCCTCCAATCGGCTGCAACGGTGGTTTGAAAATGTATACACGCGAGGTGACTTGTGTATGCGTTTGGTCGGAATATGGATTCAAATCTATGGCGGGGTATTGTATTGGAGCGTCATCTTTCAGAACGAGGATTGTGACCACACACTATACCAGTATTTGGGCGTATCCATTCACACCAAAATCATTGCCAACTTCATTGCCAACAGCGTGTACCTGTATGGTAAATATCGGTCGCCCTATGTTCTTCCTAAGTTGGCGCAACCGCTCGTATAACTGTAATCGGATGTGTTGATTACTTGTCAATCACTACCTCGCGCGCAATATTTGTAATTATTTTATCAATGCTGGTGTCATCGTCTGGATTTAGTCCGCCGGTAGACTGGAGCACCATTTTTAGATACGAAGTGTTCTCGCGGTTCGAACTAACTGTGCAATTCGGGTGCGCTTTAATCCAGAGCGGGATTTGCTGGATATTTTTTTGCTCTATTTTGCGTATTGCTTTTTTAATTTTGTCTCGCGCCTCTGTGTCTTTTTCCCAGACGTTGTCTTCCTTTATATACAGGACCTCCCGCTTTAAATCGCTGCAGTGTATCGGGCGCTTGCACGCGTCCATGTCTTTCAGGCCATTAATGAATATTCGCGACATCCCGTTGGAATAACCCAGCTTCCCTGTTTCCTCCAAATCGCTCAGTTGCACGTGCAATGAGTTGACAAAATCCACCATATTCAGCGCATCTTTACAGGTTTCATTTAGGTAGACATTTAAATTAAACCGATTGTTATTCGTGTTATTAGTGGTGTTTATAATCGTGTTTCTTCCTTCTTTGGATATGTCCAGCAGTTGCTTTTGGAATGCTTGAGTTTGCCTTACCTGGTCTAGCATCATCTCCTTGAACTCTTTGTTGTCTTTTAATAAACTAAGACAAGTGTTTATCAGACTGGTCTCGTCACTGGTCAGTGCTTGTTGCGCGCCTTCCTCGGCAACATATATGCAATTCTGCTTGTGTCTCCATAGCCCGCTGGACACTTTAAATTGCTTACCACAAGCGCACGAGTATTTTTTCATTATAATATTAGAACTTTTTGACGAATATTGGACAAGCTTGGTTAGCGTTTTAATATTGGACAAGGCTGCAAACTTTGTTAGGTTCTCTATGTTTGTGATGGGTGTTACCTCTTCTGGTTCTGGTTCTGGTTGTGGTTGTTCTTGTTGTTGTTCCGGTCCTTGCTCGGGTTGCGCCTTGACATCGGAGCAGTTTTGCGCAGATGTCTTCGTCAACAAGTGTTTGTGTTTTTGAGTGTTGGTGTGCTTATTAAAATCCTTTTTATTACTTGTCCCATAATTGCAGTGCTCACAATAAAACTTGCAGTCAACAATTACCGTCTCGTCATACTCATCTGTCAATGAAGACTCCTCGTCCATAATGTCCTCGTAATTAGTTGTGCTAGTTGTGGAATATGCATTCAGTGTTGCCCCTTCTTGCTCAGCATATTTCATCTCTTGTTTGATAGCTTCTGTCCGGTTGGCGCAATTATGAATAGCGAGTTGTTTCATACGCCAATTCAACCATCCGCCATTGTTGTTAATCGTTCGATACAGGATTGATTCGGATGCGTTCGGCTTGAGGCATAACTGCTTGTGCAGATATTTGCGCTGAATAACGTTCGTCGTGTGACCAATATATACGTCTGTTATGGTGGTGTCTTTACAATATATTTTATAAAACACTGTATGTGCATAATTGATACATTTTTTTGGCATCAATAATAGATAATATATAATATGTTTATATATTAAATCTTATGGAAATAAAAACGTCCCAAAATGTCTTATAAAAATCTTATATTCATCTTAAATGACCTAAAATCCCTACATATCCTGTCAATCTTATTATTCAAAAAATCCCCTTTTTCATGTTTTTTTGGACTTTTTGAGCTTTTTTTGGACTTTTTAGCTTTTTTTATTTTTAGGATTTTTCACCTTTTAAAAAAGTTGTGATTGATTATGCTTTTGTTTTTTACAATATTTCCGAGTTTTTAATTTCACCATAAGGAAGAGTAAATATGCGAATTTGGGTGTTTTCACTGGTCGTTGGGAAAGCCATTTTGGACATTTTTAAAATGTCCAGAATTTGATACTCTAAGGGCTTATGAAATCCCCAAAAAGAATGGGTTGACATTTTGTATATGGGCTATGTTTGTTGAATAGTATTGTTACCATATATGGTAAGTGATTTGGGTTAGATTAATAATGAGTTGAGACCATAAAACGCACAAAACTATTTAAAATGAATTATTAACACCTCGCACGTAACGGCTATCCCTACAAGGTTCGCGCTATCTTGTCTTAAATTGGATACAAACCGGCAACAATCAGGTCTTTTAATTTGTTATCTTTGCGAACCATTTTGTCTAATCGTGCTCTTATTGAAGCCTTCTGTTTTTCAAGTAACTCATTTGGGGCGAGCTCAGCAAACCGTTTTTTTTGTAGTCCGCTATTCAATGCAATGATGGCTCTTGTAAACTTGGCTAATATCCTATTGCACTCATCTAAGCTGAGACTTTGGTATCCAACCTCATCCACAGACCTACCATATTCTAGCGTCTGCTTGAAACGCATATACTTGATGAGATAAAATATCTTTTCATCGAGTAACGCTCCAATGTTTGGGCATTTGAATAAAACTTGCTCCCCGATTTCTTCGATATAGAATGGATATTCATTGGTCTTTTCAAAGTAATCTTTCACATCTGAAGGCATCTCTCTGAAGTCAATATCCGAAAACTGTTTGTAGTCCTCTACAAGCTTTTTTTGTTTATAATCTGGCTTTTTAAACGTTTTAATATAGCTCAACTTAAATAGAAATGGGTTTGCTCTGCTGTTGGCTGGGTTTGGACTTTGAACGGAGATTGCGAATTGTTCTTCTGGCTGATTCAACACCCATTTAACCAGATACGCGATATGTCCCGCTAGCGTCTCTACATATACTTTATTAAATATTACCTCTTTGTTAGGAATAATAATAATATCAATGTCCTCGGTTTCATATGGAGGAGTGTCGGGGATGTTTGCCAGCTCAAGCTGGATGGCCTTTCCGCCCTTAAATAGGATACTGTAATCTTGGCCAATCATCTTGTTTGATATGACCCCAAAAACAAGCAATGCCGTGCACAACACAATATTGTAATGAGAAAAATCAACATCGATGTCCCGGTTGATTGCATTAAAACTATAATATGGTTTGTTTGTCGTTTCTACATAATTTGTTGGGATGATGCGCTGGATAATTTTACATGCGCTCCAAACATCCGACGCTTGAGAGTTTGAGATTGGAATATTTGCATCCGACCTCATCATATTAAAAAGGGTATGTCTAATTTTCGTCAGCGCGCCTTCCGTAAATATTGGTTTCCAAAAATCCGGTTCTACACCAGGGGCATATCCATCCGCCTCTGGTAGCGCGAGCGACAAGTCCAGTTTAATAACTGGTTTCTCCACCGGTTCCTCAACAAGTATAATATCATTGTTATCAACCGCAACGACGTTTTCTTCCTCTCTCATCAAACTTGTCATATTATTCCTTTGCTCAACGGTTAACACGTTAATTTCCCCTCCATTCTTCATTACCAGCGAGACAAGCTCTTTATTTTGAAGCTCTACCGCAGTTGATAATACGGTAATATCGTCTTTCGAGCTTGTCAGGTTAATATTTCCACTGTTAAATAGAAATAGGGTAGTTAACCTTGCAAGCACATTTACATCGCGAATGTTTTTGAACAGCACCACTAGAGGTGGCACAAACCGAAGGATAGGTGTGCTACGCGAGTTTTGTTCCTTGAGAATCGGTATTGTATTATTAGTGACTGGGACTAAAGTATTTATACCGTTACGGTTACTTTTGAACCCATTATCAAATGCAGTTATTGCACGAGCAATGTCGCCTTGTTGTTTCTTACTAATCGCAGTAATAAGACCGTTGTATGCATTTACAAACATACCAACAAATTTGTTCTTTATCTTTTGTTGTTCACTTTCTCCACCTCGTTGCTTGATTGTTGTTTTATTTGTTCGGTTTTTTCTGCGTGCCCGTTTGCTATTATTGGCTCTTTTCTTTGTTGTCTTTTTGTTCTTCGTGCTCACCATAATATAAGAGAACAAAAATATCCTTAAACATCAGGGTTACCCCTGCCAGTTTTTAGGACTGGTTTATCCATATATTTTATCGCTTTTTGTGCACCTGTCCGCGCGCCTCACCCCCACGTAGTAACTTTTCCACAAATAACCCATTGCGTAAACCGTGTTATCGTCAGGGGATAAATGGAGAGCTATAATATTGTTATAAGATGTCTTTAAGAGCTCTATAAGACGATGTCCTATGCAAGGTGTGACTGGATTTTGGACATTTTTGTGCACGAAATGTTGGCTGACGATATATGGTGCGACTATTATAATTATTATTTTTTGCAGCCAATACATATTGTGTCTTATAGGCATACAAAATCCTGTCAATCCCTTTGTCCCATCTTGTCCCAAATCGTGTAAAAATGTCCAGAAAACAGGCATTTTTGATTTTTTTGACCAATTTTTAGAAAAAAAAGTGAAAAAAATAGACAACAAAATCAAAGAAAAAAAAAATTATGCTCACAAAATTTTAAATCAGACATCAAAAATTGAAAAATATGGTCACAAAGAGTAAATATGCGAATTTAGCTGCTTTTACTGGTCGGTCAGAACTCGATTTTGGACATTTTAAAATGTCCAAATTTGAGTATACTCCAGGCTTATAGAAACCGAGCTTTTTTGAGCTTTTTTATTAACAATGCGCAACCGCACGTCGCAACCAATCCGCATTACCATATATGGTGCGCAACTCGCCAACCTATCGCAAAAACACGAAAACATGATATCCGAACAATTATGCTCACAAATATTTCATTTTATTCCGCTTTTTATGACAGCATAACCGTCACGATTTTAACACACCTTCAACAAACTCGGCAAATCTCTAGACAAAAGGTGTATTCATTTCTATGAACCAATCAATCGAAAGGTAGTAAGAAAATACAAAATTGATTCAAAAAATATGAAAGTAACGGAACAAATAAAGAGTAGACAATATGGAAACCATCCAATCCAAAGGATTAAAACGTAATACGATTGACAAGTATTATACAAAGGATAGTGTAGTGGAAATGTGTATAGATATCGTTAAAAAACATATAGAAATAAAGGAAGACGACTTGATTATAGAGCCGAGCGCAGGGAATGGCGCATTTATTGCAGGCATTCAATCGTTGTCAAGCAACTGCCAGTTTTATGATTTGGAACCAGAGAATGAAGAAATAATACAACAAGATTATTTACAACTCAATTATGATAACATAAAAAATAATTATGATAACATACACGTGATAGGCAACCCGCCATTTGGACGCCAATCGTCCATCGCGATTAAGTTTATCAAAAAATCTTGTGACTTTTGCGACAGCGTGTCCTTTATATTGCCGAAAAGTTTCAAAAAAGATAGCTTAAAAAAGTCATTCCCAATCAGCTTCCATCTGGTGGCAGAGCTTGATTTGCCGGACAAATCCTTTTTGGTAGACGGTGTAGAGCACGATGTCCCGTGCATATTTCAAGTATGGGTGAAACGGGCGTATAACCGAGAGGCGATTAAAAAAATAGAGCCATTGCATTTTGTCTTTGTGGATAAGACGGATAATCCAGATATATCATTTCGACGTGTTGGGGTCAATGCTGGTGCAATAGATACAAATATTGAATGTAAAAGTGTTCAATCCCACTATTTCATACGATTTACAAATGGGAAATCCATAGACGAGAATATGAGCCAACTATCTACTATTGCGTTTGATTTTAATAACACGGTTGGACCAAAGTCTATCTCAAAGCAGGAACTAATAGCTAAGTTTAATGAGGCAACCCGCACTCCATTCGCACAATGTGTTCCTCTGGAAGCTCAAACATTTGAAACATTCCCGCGCTGAATGGGTTGAACGCATTGCCATTATTATTATCTGCTGCATGTATACGTTTAACATAATCATTCCTATCGCGAATAACAAAATGGTGTAATGTAATATTTAACTCATCATACGCGCGTTCTGAATACGATATCTCATTGCAATTGTCATACATTTTGGTTGTTATGTTTGTGCCATAATTATCAATATGGGTGCCGTACATATTTAACCTATGAATATATAGCTTCCCATCATCTGGAAGCATAGAGGTGCGAATAATAGATTTCCCAAAATCGTTGGCATAAACGATATATCCAGGTAACGTATTTAACATATCGTGGTTAACCCGAAAGCACGGATTGCTCGTTGTAAAATCATCTCGGATTTCCCCGTTCTCTAGCTTTTCGGGAAGAACAAGCACCCACATTACGTATACGGTCCCCACGTGTTTCCCTAATGAAGACACATAGGTGCGTATAGTGTGCCCATTTTTCCCAAACATAAACTCGTCAATATCTACAATAATCGCCCACTCGGACTCTTCCTTGATTCGTCGAAAGAAATTATTATTTAGCATGGCAATATGATTTTGTGTATTGGTGACGCGTTTATGCCCATCCTGATATGCAATGATGATGTCATCAAACAACAAAGTTACTAAATCTGCGTGCCCAGATTTTTCAATGGCTTCTTTCACATTGTCGTCGCTGTTATTGTCCACAATGTAGAGATGGTCCACGCCTTGTTTTACATAATGTTGTATGAACTCGGCGACGTGATTTGCTTCATTTTTAAGGCATACACAAACAGATAAAAAATATTTATACTCCATATTGAATACACATATTTTTATTCTTAGCGAGAAACGCAACCACAACTATTTATACAACTATAATATATATATATGTGCTGGAACGCGGAGGTGTCCCTAAAAACATTTATGTATGGCTTATGCAGTGCGCTTATATGCACATATTTGGGAACCATACCAATGGTCATTATATACTTAATAATGTCATTTACGTCGATGCAATTATTAGAATATTTTGCGTGGTCCTATTTAGATAACAAAAAAGTAATAACTTATCTTAGCATAATAGGTGTAATCTTAATATTTTTGCAACTGTTTTTAATATCATATACGATAAAGAACCCAACCTATCGAAAATATATGTTAACATTGTTATTGGGATACATTATATTATACTGTATATTCGTTCTTCCGACAGCCCGATTTAATATGAAAAAGGGGGTAAATGGTCACTTAGTATGGGAATGGCTGGATTGGTCCAAACTATTTATAATGGGCGTGTTATTTTTTTACATAATACCATTTGTATTAGATAAATCTATATTAGCAGTAATATTTACAATCGTTTCAGTGAGTTATAGTTTGTATAATTATTATGAATACAACACGTGGGGCACAATGTGGTGCTATTTTAGTAATGTATTATGGGTGTATTTATTGGGTATTTCAGTATATAAATATTATTACGGTGTAAAAAATGTATGGGCTGGGATGTATTAGACCGTTTTAAATGTGCGTTCAAAAAAATAAAATCTACAAATATAATATAAATGACCAACTTTGAGAAGTTTTTTGAACCTTTAGGAAAGGAATACTGCGTGTATTTTTACTACTTGTCCGTGATTGGCTTTGTATTTTTCTGGTTGATGCTTTTGTCCGGAGTGTATATGGGCTTGATGAGCAAGGCCAAGCCATACTTTTACGTGAACTTATTGTTGGGCAGTTTGGCGTACGGTCTGATTTACTTTAAGAGCCGCCTGTTGTATTCTATGTGCGTGAATTAAGCGCGCCATTCACCCAACCACATACCATCCATATTTGCAAAAAATGCAATTATGGTTGACTTAACATAATGCAATCCAATCCTACAAACAGAATTAAACATATTGTGTGTTTGACCATATAGGAATGATAATCGCAGGTAAATATAGAGTGCACAATATGATTGGTGCAGGCTGTTTTGGATGCATAATGAAAGGGCTCAATATACGAACAAAGGAAGAAGTCGCCATTAAGATAGAGAGCTTGAATGCGTCCACCAAGTTATTAAAGCGGGAAACCCAAATCTACGTTTTACTGAGCAAGCAGTCGTCCACCGGCTTTCCGACGATTAAGACGTTCGGTAAAGACGCGGATTTTTATTATATGGTAATGGAGTTGCTTGGGGTCTCGCTGGCGTCGTTCAAGAAGGAGGGGAACCAAGAGTTGGCGGTCCCTTTAGAGGTGGTTATCAAGATAGGCGTGCAGATGATAGACCGTATCAAAGTATTGCACTCCACGGGATTTATCCATCGGGACATTAAGCCGGACAACTTGTTATTTGGTGTAGGAAGAAACTCGCACATTGTGCATCTGATAGATTTCGGGTTTTGCAAGAGCTATTTAGGAGAAGATGGTGCGCATATTGAGTGCGCGACCGGTAAGTCCATAGTAGGAACTGTTAATTTTATTAGCGTCCATATGCATAACCACATTGAATCGAGTCGGCGCGATGATTTAGAAAGTATTATCTATGTGCTGATATATTTGCACCTACCGTTGAACGAGTGGCAAGAAATGTTTGCAGAGCATTTATGCGATGAAGAAGTAAAGCAAAATAAGATAAGACTGATGTCCGTGCCAGCCGTTCCGACGTGTTTAAAAAGAGCGACCCAATACTGCGCGCAACTCGGGTTTAAGGAGACACCAGATTATGAAAAGCTGAAAGGAATACTTAAGGAAAATGAATATAAAGACAACCGTCCATAAAGAGTATAATATAAAATGAGCGTTACTGAAATGAAGGAAACAAGTTCACAAGAAACAGACCAAGTGAAGTATATTGGGAGGGTGAAGTGGTTTAACAATGTGTCGGGATATGGGTTTATTACTGTGACGGATGGCACCCATTCGGGAACAGATGTGTTTGTGCATCATACCTCGATTATTGTGAATAACAGCCAATACAAGTATTTGGTTCAAGGCGAGTATGTATCCTTTTCTTTAGCCAATGTGGTAAAAGATGGAAAGGATGCCTTGAATGCGGTAAATATCAGAGGGGTGGGAGGGGGAATGTTAATGTGCGAAACAAGACAAAGTATGAAAGAATCGCGCGAATCCCAATCACCGACTTTAGGAGAAGATGCCCAAACTTCCCCGAAAAAGCCGATGAAAGAACGAATTGTTGAGAAAAGCGAGACTGCCGAAAAAAAGGTTTCTCCCAAAAAGAGCCCACCCAAAAAATAAAGTGCGCGTAAGAATAATATTTAGGGAATCATAGTTGTTTTATGACCCTCTTTTTAAAAAACTTTTTTGTAGTGATAATGTATAATGGAACAACAACAACAACAACAACAACAACAAGCCCAAGGGCAACAAGGAGGCCGAAGACGTAGCGCGAGAAGAAGCCAACGCCGAAGCCAAGGAAGAAGCCAAGGAAGAAGCCAAGGAAGAAGCCAAGGAAGAAGCCAAAGCCAAAGCCAACACGGCGGCAAGAAGAACAAAAAATCAAGAAAACATTAAAGTAAAAGTATAATGAAGCGCGTAAAAGCGTAATAAATAGAAAGAAGTAAAAAAGGAAAAAATGATATATATGCGTGAGTAGTGTATATATGATTAAATAAGTGCGTGTAGTAGTGCGAAAAGTGTAAAAAAGTAAAAAATGTGCAAAAAAGAAAAAGGTAGTAAAAGGTAGTAAAAGGTAGTAAAAGGTAGAAAGAAAAGTGAAAAAAGAAATGAGTGAGAAAGTAAAAAAATTGAAAAGTATTGAAAAAAAGAAGTGAAAGTAAAGTGTAAAAGAAAGCGTAAAAGCGAAGTAAAAAAGAAGTGAAAAGAAAGAATGTCAAGCGTGATGAAAAGTGAAACATTAAAAGAGTTAATGTCAGAGATGATAGAAATGGAGAGTCGAATGACTCAGATGAAAGAAAAAATGAGAAAGTTAATGAATGATGAAAGTGTGTTGTCTGTGTGTGTAGGTGAAAA